ACGGCTTTGAAGTTGTCGAGAAATGGAAATACAAATGCATGAACTGTTCAAAGGAATTCCAATACGCACCTACCGCTGACAACCCTGATGAGCAACCATTCGAAGCCAACGGTGATAGTGGAGGAGCACACCCACGCAAAAAGAAATCAGCAGATGTTCCATCAGCACATGCACTAGTATGTGATACCTGTGGAAGTAATGATTTAGTTAGACCTGTTCCAGAACACCGCAAGACTTTAGAGAACTTGATGAACGAGCCTGTCAACTCCAACCAACAGACCTTGGAAGACGTAGCACGTCAATTGGAAAGAGACTTTGAAATTGCAGATAACGCATATTTACTTTTACTTAAAAATTATAAAATCGACGATGTTACAGGAAAGATTGACCAAGAGAAAACAATTATAAAAGAAATGCTAAGGATCGAGCCACCACAGGTGGCAATGATTGCGGACAGTGATGGACGAATTGGCTATGATGACAAGCGAAATAAAATTTTCGTGTGTCCACGATTTGAGCACAGGGATGCAAGATTGGTTGAACCGAAATGTGACCGCTGTGGTGCTGAAGCCCTAAAGGCAGTTATCGAAGTAAACTCTGTATACTCTATCGGTATCCCACAACCTAAACGAGTTATCTATGGTGAAGGTGAGATTATCTGGAAAGCAGGCAAGTACAAACCAAACTTATTGTATGGATTTTCCCCTATCTATTCCGTATGGAGTAAGGCTATGTCCCTATCCCACATGGATGAGTATATCAGAAAGTACTTTGATAAAATGAGACCACCACGTGGTATGTTAGTTATCTCTTCAAGAAACTATGACACATTCAAAAAGTCATGGGATGTATTAGAACAGAAAGCACAAGAAGATCCTTACATGATTCACCCCCTATTAGTAGAGAATGACAAGGGTGGAAAGAACCCTGCCCAATGGTTGGACTTTACTGGTTCCCTTAAAGAGTTAGAATTTATTGAAGTAAGAAAAGAACTAAGAATGATTATCGGTGCTGTCTACGGTGTACTACCTTTCTATTACGGTGAAACCCCTGCTGGATGGAGTCAAGAAGGACTGCAAGTAACCATCACAAACAGAGCAGTAAAGTTCGGACAGGACATTCTAAAGAAAGCATTCTTTAGTAAAATCAGCAAGATGCTTAACATTGATGATTGGGAATTACAATTAAAAACTGGTGAGGACACTGACAAACTTAGAGACTTGCAACAGGACGGAGTTGAAATACAGAACATGATGATGCTTCAACAGATGGGCTTTGACATTACCAGAACCCACACAGGTGAGTTTAAGGTAAGCAAGGAAACTGCTTTGACAGCAGAGATGATGTTTGGTATTGGTGCCATCAATGGAAACCAGAACGGTGCAGGTAAAGGAAAGCCTGCTCCTAAAGAAGATCAACAAGCATTTGAAGGAGAACCACACAACCCACGACCATCTGACATTGGTGGTACTGGACAAGGTAGTCCAACAAGTGGAAGTTCAATGAGTAAGAAATCTGCCTACCCTAAAGGTATCACACCAGCAAACTTTGAAATTGTAAAGAACACTTTCCAAACCGCAATGGACTATGATTGGAAGAAAACAAAAACAGTTGAAGAATTAAGAAAGGCAACTGGAATGACAGTAAGAGATGCTAGAGATTTAGTTGCAACAGAATTTCAAGGTGTTAAAGTATGGGAAGATGAAAAATGACCAAAGTCTACTGTAATGACGGTAAATGTAGTCCAAAGAAAGTTGTGTTTTATGTTACTAAAGGTTTCGTAGAAGAGGATGAAGAAGAATGACTAAAAGATTCCACAAGTGCGATGAAACTTGCAAACACCCAGAGGAAAAACCCAAAGTTAAGAAAATAAAAATAATTTCCCCTAAAAAAGTTGCAAAAGAGATCACTGGACAGATGGCTGACCTCTCAACTGTAAAACCAAACCCAGCAAAGATAGAAGTTATTTGGAAAATCATAGACATGGTTGACTCAATTGATAATTCACTTGAAACTAACAAAGTTCTAGAGAAAACACTTATAAACTTAAGGAAATTACAAAAAGATATTGCCAACTGAACTAAATACTAACGAAAACGCAAACGACATGACCAAGAAGCTTTGGGAAAGGCATCAAGGTGACGAATTTACCAAGGTATCTAACTATAAAGAGGCAGTTTGTCTTGGTTGTATGAAGGTTGACGTTGCAGCAGCAACGATTGCAGATATTTGTGGTGACTGTGCAGGTAAAAAAGGTCGTGAACCCCTCCTAGCAAAGGTTTGTGACAAATATTATGGTCTATGCTTCTTTTGTAATTCATACAAGTTCCATATTGAACAAGTTAACGGTAGATTTTGCAATACATGTCATAAAAGAATTGCCAAAGTCACAAAAGAGTACAATCAGAAAGGTGGTTTCATGAAAACAGATCCATTTTGGATTTCAATGCGTAAAAAACACGGTAAAGATTGGAAAAAGATAATGGGTGGCTATACTAAAGGGAATCGTCGATAGGTTTCTTCTTAACGTGTTGTTTTTTCTTCATATATGCAACTAAATCTGGTGGAGTTAGTATCATTTCCAATAATGTTTCAATATTACTCAATTTTATGTTAGTGACCTCTAATAATTCCTCTACTTCACCCAATATAAAATCAAATTTCATTCTTTACTCTCCAAAATGAATATCATACGGTCATTCTTAAAGTCATAGTAACGTTTATCGTAATCTATGTTACACTTTCCTGCCTTTAATCCATAATATCTGCCTACTCTCATGCTTAATAGAGGCTTTCTCAGAAATCTTGGAAAGAACTCTAATTGATTTCTTTTCTCATTATATCTAATCTTACCATGTATAACTAATTTCTCATCTCCATCTGTAAAATCCTTTGCATTATCTTTTCTGAAATGTACAATACTTCTAGTTAATCTTGGTTGTTCTTTCATATCGTTGGAATTTGTTACAACCCATAATCTCTCTCCTTTCACATACAAGTCTATGAGAGGCATCTTATATTCAACATCATCCATATGTTCCCTATAAACAGCTTTAAACATCTGGTCACTGTCAAATATGTATATTGATGTAGCCATATTTTTATGCAGCAATACTTATTTATAAAGCCTTGTTAGTCAACTCATCATGGTAAAGACGTGTGAAGGTTGTAAAATGAATGTATATAATTATACTGATGGAGTACATGATTTGTCAATATGTTTCAAATGTGGACGATTTACTGGTACTTCTGGAGGAGATGATGAATTTATTAAAAAGATTAATGGTGATCCTATGATATTATTAGAGATGATAGAAAGTAAAATGTTAACGCCTACATACGATAAATAACAATAACACGTTAATTTATATACTTTACTATATATGTATTTATATGGCTTCCAAGAGAGTTAATAAAGCTTGTGCAAGGATCTTTGGTAACTTTGGAGTATCCTTTTTCTCACCATTAGTATCAGGTAATATAGCAGAAACCATATTTGATATAGGATTAACGTTAGAACAGACTATTATTATTGCACTAATTTCGTCAGTATTTGTCACGGGATTGACAATATCTAGAGAGTTGGAGAAATATGGTAAATCAAGATAAAACATTTTTACAAACATTATGTGAGCATCTGTGCCCACTATGCTCTGAGAAAGATGAAGATGATGAATAAACCTTAAATATAGGTGAATTACGATTCATGTATGATTGATCCATTATTGATCGCAACACTCTCTGTAATATGTGGAGCAGCACTAAATACCGTTAGAGGTTATTTAGGAGCAACAGGGGAATCTTATTCAGTTAAGAAACTCATTGGTGCTTTAATTGTAGCTTCATTTGCAGGAATCGCAGTTGCACAAACTTTGAGCGTAGGAAGTCTAGGAATTACGGAAACCGTATTAATCGGTCTATCTGTTGGTTTCGCAGTAGATTTCGCTGTCTCAAAAGCAAAAAAAACCGTTTAGTAAGATCTTTAAACAACTTACTATTCCTTTCTCCATTTTTCTAAAACTTTATAAGTAATGTATCGAATTATTATATAATGGATAATGACATCTTTTTCAACCAATTTGTCACAAAAGACCTACATCCTATAGGCGGAGATCAACGATTCTTTGAAGGTTATCTTACAGTTCAAGTTAAAGATAAACAAGGAGAGATTACTATTGTTGATGAATTAATCAAGGTTCTTCCAATTTGGATGGACAGAGGAGCACCAATCAGTGATACTCATAGTAACAGAATTATAGGTAAAGGTATCAGTTATGCTAAAACAGTTTACAAAAGTGTTGATGGAGAAGAGTATCCAGCAATTAAAATTACAGGTAAAATACACAAAGACTATCATTTAGATGATGAAATTTGGAGTAAAATTAAGAGTGGAGAGTACAAAGGACTATCATTTGGGGGGGCTACTAAAGCAGATAGAACACCAAAAATCATGAAAGATGGTAGTGTTGCATATGAATTAAAAAGTTTAGAACACTACGAAGTAGCAGTTTGTAAAGATCCAGCAGTTCCATTAGCATTAATTACAGATTATAATCCACTTGCAAAAGCCATAACTGACAATGTTGAGGTTAGAGAAGACGGTAAAATGGTGATCAAATGTGATAAATTTGGTTGTACTGTTGAGAAAGCCGAAGACTTTTCAAACGCAGATGGTGATAGAACCAACTTATACAACAATGATTCTGAGAAATCATCAACCAGGGAATCATCTCCTATTAATGACGATAGTGATGTAGAGATAAAAGTACAAGAAAAAGAAGAGAAGAAAGAGGAAGAAAAGGAAGATGATGATAAAGTAGAAAAGGGTTTACAATTAAACAGTGGTATTAGAAGTAGTGGTAAAGAGTATACTAATTCAGAATCAACACAGGTTACAGAAGTAAAAGAAGAGGAGGAAAAGGATGAAGATGAGGAGGAAAAGGATGAAGATACTAAAAAATCAGGCATTCAAACAGAAGCAGGTAATAATCAACTAGGTGGACAAGGTGTACCAAAAGAGAAGGAAGAAGATGATAAAGATGAAGATAATAAAGATAACGAAAACTATATAAACTCGGAAACAAAAGAATCTGATAAGGATATGGAAAACAATACAGAATCCAAACAAGATGAAAGCTACAACGAAGTAGAGAAATCTGATTTCCAAGAAGCAATCAAATCAAACATCAGTACATTAACTGACGTTATAAAGTCACTCGCAGAAACTCAAAAAGACGTTAGTTCTACATTAGTAGGTATTGATAGTAGATTGAAAGCATTGGAAACCCCAACAGACTTACCGTTGAAACCAAGTGTTTCAGCAACCGAAGACGTTGGTGCAAAGGTTATAGTCCCAGATACATATCAATCAAACTCTGTGCAAGCAGGATTAGATGATGATAAATCTGGTGAAGATAAACCAAAAACCGATCCATCTGGATTGAAAATGCAAGAGAAATCTAATTTCGACTTTACTACCGAGACTCCAAGACCTAGTGCAGCAATCAACTCAATAAACAAATCAGCAGAATCTGATATGTCATATGTTTTGAAAGATGCAAGAGAAGGTGGAAATCTAAGTGTAGTAGCAAGAAACATTCTAGCTGGCAAGTATTATACTCCAACACCTGACGAAGTAGGAACATACTAAAAATGACTCAAATACGAACAATCGACGAGCTTGAGGCACAATATTATGGACACAATCGTAACCTTCTTAGAAAAGCTGATGCCCCTTCAACAACCAGTACTGCTGGTATGTTTAACGCCATCTTTGGTGCTTATGCATGGGCTCAACTGAATCTGGAAGCAAACGCATTCGGAATCCTCCCAAAATACCCTTGGGATAAATCTGGATGGAGAGTTATAACTGCAAAACCAGTACTTAATACAACCAACGCAAATACCGCCCTAGGTGGTACAAGTGAAGGTGGATTAATTGCTGAAACAATCAAACCAACAGTCGCAGAATTAGATGTCAAACCAAAAACCGCTCAATTGCCATTCAGTGCAAGTGAAGTTATGGAGTGGCTATCAACTCATTCAAAAGACGACATTTGGGGTGGACTTGGTTCACTTAGATTGTATATGGCAGTACAACACAAAGAGTTCATTAATAGAATGCTTTTAGCCGATGTTGAAAGCGATGCAGCAGGTTCAAGTGGTGCTCATACTGGTACACAAGACTTTGAATCCCTTGATAGAATCGTATCAAGTGATGCAGAGGAAGATGCACTAGGTGGAAACCACTCAGGATTTTACGATCCATGGGCTGCTGATGCTACCGTTGACAGAGATGGAAACGGTGGAGAATTTGACTGTACAGTAGAATCTGCTTCTGGTACTATCGGTACCGACGGTGTACTTACTGACGATGTCTTAAGAACTTTCTTAAGAAAGATTAGAATCGCAGCAGGTAAAGATCCAAATGTATTCCTAGGCTCCCATGAAGTCTACTCTGAGATACAAGGCTTATACATGCCAAGTGTCCGTATTGCAAACCCATACGGTGAGCAATTAGTTCAGGTAGACGTAAACGGTATCCAGACCTTCAAAGGAACTGGTACTGGTATTCATGTCGACTCTATCTATGGAATTCCATTTATTCCAACAAAAGATGCACCATCTAATGGTTCAACTGAAGTTGGAAGACTCTTTGCATTAGATACATCTGATGCAGAAGGATATGGTTATCCAAGAATCGGAATACAAGTGGCTATACCAACCGAGTATTACGAAGCAACTAGAAGATCTGCTGGCTATCCATTCGTGAACAATGCTTTTGTAGAAAAAGGTGTGTTCAGAACAATGGGTGAGACAGTTTGTCGCCATTTCAAATCACAAGGTAAGATCAGAGATATTAAACTCTAGTCATACCAACCCTCTTTTTACCCCTTTTTTTATATTAACTTTATATATTAGGGGTTCATACATTTCCTTATGGCAATAGCAATTGTACAAAATGCCGACCATAAAAGTCTTACAGGAAAGACACTATCTATCCAAGCAGAACTGACTTCTAAGTTAAAGTCGACCATTGTCGATGTCACCTATGGTGCATCCGATGGGTATGCTACTAATGGTAATGTAGTTGATCTTTCTTTAGGAAGTAGAATCAGTACTGTAATTGGAGCACAAATCCTCCACTGCAATAAAGGTCTACTTTTACAGTACGTACCAGCAGCAGCAGGTGCAGCAGCAACTGGTAAGATAAAATGTTTCGGACATACTCCAACAAGCTCTACAGCAACCGTTGTAGCCCTTGAGGAACTAGATAGTGCAGATACAGCAGTCAATTCAATGACTATTCGTATCCGAATTATCGGTTACTAGACTAAGACCTAGTCATATTTTTTTTCTTAATAATGTTTATATATGACCGATATAATAATTAATCATGACTTACACTAATCATAATGTAAAAGATATATCCGCATCTGGTACTGTTAAAGCAGGACATGGTGTAATGGTTGCAGTCTATGTTACAAAAGCAGGTGCAGCAGGAGATAAAGTAGTATTCCATAATGGTGCAGATGCAAGTGCTCCAGCAGAATTTTCTGTCTATGGTGAAGGTATTCAACATGTACAAGATGTATTTAGAAGATTTGAAGCAGGTATTTATGCAGAAGTTACTGGTACTACCGCTAGATACATAACAGTGTTTAAATAAATCTTTAAATATCAAGTGACTTTATATATTAATGTATGGTTACTACAACTACATATTGTACTGTCGGAGATATTAGTGATTTCTTAAGAGTTCCTATAACTAGTACTACCACTCCAAACAAGGAGATGGTTCGTAAAATCATTGCTAGAAAAGAAGAGGAATTAGACAGAAGAATAGGTCATACTTGGAAAACAAAAAAAATTACAAAAGAAACTCATAATTTACCTCTACTATACACATTTGGTTGGGGTACACCAGTTTTCTTAAAACATAGACACATACTAGATTTTGATTTATCAGCAGGTGATAAGATAGAAATATTCAAAGGTGAATCAGATACATGGGAAAATATTCTTGGTAACACACAATGGTATAACATAGAACCTGTATATGGAACTTTATTTCTTCGAGGATTCTTATTTACAATTTTAAGACATAATCGAATTAGAGTTACTTACCGTTATGGTGGAGAGGATTTTGCAGGTGATACAGTAGTACCATTAGATATTGCAGATGCAATAATTAAAATGACCTCAATAGAAGTCATGAATACTTCATTCCGTATGGATGAGATTCCAAGTGGTGGAAGTGTATCCCCTAGTGAATCTAAAAGGTATTGGCAAGAAGACATAGACCTATGCATATCTAACCGTAGGGAAGTGTTTACAATAACTTGAGAGGTGTAAGATATAGACGTCTTAAGGCTATGAAATTAGCTAGAAGAGCACAAGAGGAAGATAACTTGAACGCTAGAGCTTTGAACGGGGAGGCAGAAACTCAAGATGAATTAGTAGTAAAAGGCGTAGCATTTAAAGTCCCAAAAGGAAATACTATAAAAGCATTTAATGAGGATATGAGTGATTTTGCATTACTAAAATATCTTGAAGGTCTTCAGAATCCAGTAGGTAATATAAAGAAAAACGATCCATCAGATCAATATATTGATTTTAACCATCAATTAAAAAGTAGTATATTTAGAAAGAATGAATCTTACCCTGATGCTTGGAGACAACCAATATACCCTGCTGGTAAAACTAGTACAACTGATCAAACAGAGGGTAGAAAACCAAATATCCAAGGAATTAGACAGTGGGTAGAGGATGTCAAACTTGCAGGTAAATCACAAAGAGAACTGGAGTTAGAATATAATACAATGTATGAACAAGATTCAATGAACGGATGGGATGATAAAAAAATGGAAAGATTGATAAATTCTATAGCATTTGCAGTTTCTAGAAAGATATGGTATGTTGGTAGAAAACCAAGTAGTATGGTTGATACAGAATGGGAAAGAGATACTAAACATATGAGACCTTCAGATGGAAGTTACAATAAAGGTCAAAAAGGAAGAAAATATGGTGAGAGTGGTGGTTCAAGTGCTTTTAGTAGTTACAAAACTGTACCTGAAAATTGGGGAGAAAGAGGCAATCCTTACGTTCAAGAAGAATATTCTTATAGCAGTGGTGACCCAGATTATAATGGGAGCGACTAATGACGATAACAACTTACGATGCAGTGGATGATATTATTGACCTATTAAGAACTAAATGGTCTAGTTTACGCCCACCTCACATCACTAAAGTATGGGAAAAGAGAACTGTTGGATTTATAGATGATAGAAGTGATGAAATAATTGTATCTCCAAAAGGTGAAAATATAGAAGTTTTCGGTCTAGGTGGTAGTGCATTTTGGCATGAACAAATAGTAGAATTAGATATTCGTACTTATCAAGATATTAAAAGACATAACAAAGTAGTAAAAGAGGTAGTAAAAATCATAAAAGATAACATAGTAGGAACCACATATACTGATTTGAGAGTAGTAGGTTCATACAGTAGAAACTTTCAATTCCGTAACATGTATGATTACGTTATAACTCTATCATATAGAAAAGCCAATCCTGTTTAAAAATCTTTATATACCTTAACTACCTCATTACATCATGGTCAATCGTGTAGCATCTACAGTATCAAACATACTTACTGGTGGTAGTGCATCTGTTGGATATGGTTTTGAAACAGCATTTAATACAGTTCAAGCAGCTATAGATAAAACATTTGGTCTAAATGCAAAAGTAACAAGTTTAACATTAAACACATCTCAAACATCTCTTAATAAATTAGGTCAAGTAGAACCAACTAAATTCGTTTTCGGTCAACAATCAGGAAGTTTGGGTATTAGTTTTGTCCTTGATGATACTGAATCACATAGAATATTTAGATGTCTTTATGAAAACAGTGGTAGTACAGCACAAACTCAAGGAGGAACTGCTTTTGCTTATCCAACAGCATTAGGTGAAAACTCAACAGGTGTAAAAACTCCTGCAACAATAACAACTAGAATACAAGTGTTAACTTCTGGAACTGTTGGTTCAGGTCTTATGCAAACAAGATCATTAACTGGATGTACTGTTAATTCTATGTCATTAAATACAAGTATTGGTGAAGTTGTAAATGCTACTATTGATATGGTTTTCGCAGAAGAAAGTACTGCTACTATAGAAACCGCAGCAACTAATTTTATAGATCACGCATCAATTAATTCTGCAACAATGACTCCTTATACATTTGCTCATGGTGAAGTAAAAGTAGGTACAGGTGCATCAGGTGCATTAGTTAAAGTATTTGATGTTCAAGATATAGATGTTTCATTTGCAACAAATACAGAATTACTTTATGAATTAGGTAGTCATTATGCACAAAATTCATTTAGAAAAGTATTTGATATTGGTGGTAGATTTAAAACAACTTTCAAAGACAGTGCATTATTACAGTATGTTATTGATCAATCAATTATTGGAACAGAGACAGAAACATTAACAGGAACAGCTGGAGTTGGATTATCATTAACATTCACAAATGGTAATAAATCAATATTGATAGAATTTGGTGGAGTTTCACTAACTGATCACAGTACAAGTGGACTTGAGCCAAACGAAGTGTTATATGAAGATGTTAGTTTCAAAGCAAAATCTTCTAGAATCACAGTAGATTCATCAGCATAAGACTTATAAATAACAACTATTAATAATTTTTAATGACTTTAATACCAGTTGATATTATTTATAATGGTAAACCTGCTGTGGTTGAATTTGAAGATTCACTTACATTCGGTGATACTGAAACATTAATTGGTAATTCTGTTGACATTAGTGATGTTACAAAACCTAAAATAGATATACAAAGATATAGAATAAACTTACTAGTATTAACAATTAAAAAAGCACCTTTTAAAATTGGTGATGTAACAACAATAAAAATGACTGATTCTAAAGTCATTAAATCAATACTAAAGGAGATAGTAAAAATACACCCTTTAACGACCTATATCGAGGACTGGATGGAAACATTCATGAGCTCACAGGATATGAAAAATTTAGATATGCCATCTACTACCACTGTGCCACACAATTCTGCTGGGACAAAGAAACAGTCGATAGGCAAGAAATAGGTTATTTAAAGAAATTATTTGCTACACATCATAATATGATGAATGAAGCTTCTAATAAGGGTGCAATGCCTCCAATATCTAAGAATATGAGTAAAAACTTTAAATAGAAATATAATACTTATATAATATGACTAAATATCAAGAAGCTGAAGATAGACAGCATGAAATGTTTACTCAAATTCAAACTAAACTTTATAAAACTACTGAGGCTTTAAATGGTGTTCAAGTACAAGCTCTTGCAATATGGGGGAAAGCAATTGAGCAGGGTGCATCTGATAATTTAACATCACTACGACGTTCAAAAGATGTAAAAAAAGAAACTGATTTAGGAATAAAGTCTTTAGAAACAAAGGAGAGATTAAAAGCAGCAGATGAATATCTTGTACGCCTTAGACATAAATTAAACATGCAACAAGAAAAAGAGCACGGTGCACAAGTAAGAAGAAATATTAACTTGAGACATAATATGGATAATTTCAATGATGCGTTAAATAACGTAAAAAAGGCAATAACTGGTGGAGCTGGTTTTCAATCAGCCATAGGAACAACAGTTAAAAAAATGGCTGGTATGACTAGAAGTTATCAAGAATTAGAAATTGCAAATAAAAAACGTGCAGATACAGCAGCACAATTACAATTAAAAACTGATACTGTTAATAATTTACATGGTAGTGATGATAAAGAAGCCAAAAGAAATGCAGACGATGCTCTTAAAATTGCTCAATCAGCTCATCAAAGTGCAGAAGAGGGAGTGTTAGCAGCAACCAAACCTGCCCAAGGAACTCAAGGTATGTTTAAACCAATGTTTGAAAAGTTATCAAAGTTGGGAGATTTCCTAGGTAAGAAGGCAGTTCCTATTGGAATAGGAATTGGTGTAGCTGGTATATTCATGAGTATAATTGTAAAGGCTCTTAGTGCTTCTCCATTATTTGCATCCATGATGAAGATGATGAAATTTATGGTTACACTTATTCTCATGCCAATAGGTACATTCTTTGGAGCTTTACTCAGACCTATATTAATCATGTTACTTAGAAAATTCATAGTTCCAATGTTTTCAAAATGGATGCCAAAGATGTTGTTATTAGGTACTGCACTTGGTAAATGGATAACGGAGTTAACACCAGCAAAAATTGCAGAGGCTCTAAAAGACTTTATTACTGGTAAAACTCCTGGTGGTCTTGGAGATAAGGATGGAGATGGAATTTTAGATGGAGATGATGATGACAATGCTCCAAATCCATATAATTTCCTTACTGAAAATGATAAATGGTGGGAAGAAGAAAAAAGAAGAAAAGAAGCAGATTATAAAGCAGGTAATGTTGGTCTATTTGATGCTGCTGGTGAAACTCCAGAATCTGATATTGATAATCCAGATGAAACTTCAACAAATGGAACAAGTGTAGAATGGGATATGAGTGGTGAAAATCCAATGTTTAACGGTAAAACACCACCACTTCCTGAAGAGCCTGATTGGGAAGCAATAGAAAAAGAATCAGGAATGTATCCAGTTGATCAAGAGAAAAAAGATAGAAAAGAAGCAGCAGATGCATTAGCAAAAGAAGAAAGAGAAAGAGCACAGAATGAACAAAATCAAATAATGAAAGATTCAGTAACAACAGGTGGAATTATAACAGAAGCATTAGAACCAATTGCACAGTATGTTGAAAATCCAAGATTTATTGGTACTGCCATGGAAGGAAAATTATCATCAATTACAAATGCAGGAATCAGTGAAGGAGCATATGAAGCAGCAAACGCACCTAAAGGTCATGTGTCTTCAAGTAATTATTCACAGGCAACAAAAGATTTATTGGCAAGGGCTGGTGGAGTTGCAGCAGCAAATGGATTTGACGGTATGGTTAACAGTCCTACATTATTCTTGGCAGGAGAATCAGGATCAGAACATGTTAGAGTTACACCTAATGGAAGTGGTGGTGGAAGTGGTGGAATAACTGTAAATATAGGAACTATGAATGGTAGTGACAACGATCTAAGAAAATTAAAGAAAACTATATTAGAAGTCATACAGGAATCAAGTGCTAACCGAGGAAGATTATGACCAATATATATTTAATTAAAACTGTTGGAGGTAATACTACATACCCTGCATACTTGATAGGTAATCTTAATAATTTAAATTGGACAGTAGATACACCTGTTACACCAATGCCATTACCTGAAGACAGTCATGAAGAAAACATATTAATAAAAATGGAAGGTAATACAGCGAAACTTGACATATCGTGGACAATGACTGAAGGTGCGTATTTTGGTCATATAAATTATGTAACTCGTGTTTTTACACCTGATGCTAGTAAAACAGTTTATAAACAAATTAAAGAATTTAAAGAGGAGTTTGTTCCAATATCAGTCTCAGATGCATATGCAGTGTTAGTTACTGATGATAATGATGGAGAGTTATTGTTAGATGAAGGAGTTATAAATAATATGAGTTTTAGTGTAAGTGGAAGTTCTCCAGTAGTTTGGAATGTGAATTGTTCATTTTATGTAGGAAACGCTGTTGCAGTACTTGAAGCAGATATACCACCAGCCCCAGATAGTGTAACAATAACAGGTGGTGCACAAAAAATCACATATTCATATGTTCCATATAGTGGACATGCAACAGTACCAACAGGAACAGCCGCAGTTACAGGAGTTAAAATAAAATATGCAAAAGATAACGGTGCATGGGAATTTGCAACTGCCGCAACTAGTGTAGTCGAATTAACAGGTCTAACAGCAGGATTGTATAAATTCAGATTAGCTGAGTTAAATGGATTTAGTGAAGATTCAGGTACACAATATTATAAAACTGGTAGATCATCAACCGAGTCTTCAACAGTAACGGTGACATAATAATGCCTAATGTAAAAGCAGTTGCAATCAGAAGAAGTGGGGGTTCCATGACAAATAGAATAATGACAACCCCAAAGTCCGTAAATGTATTACAAGAAGGATTAAGAGCATCTGATAGTATGACTATGATGTTATCTGGTGAACATATAGTTGAACAAGGTGATGAAATATTCTATATTCAAGATGTATTAGATGTTACCAATCTCAAAGCAGTATGGAATTTCTATGGTGGATTCAGAGATGAAAGTGGTTATGAACATGATGATGTTTATGCAGGGGATTTCCATACAATGCCTAATTGTGTTAATAGTACATTAGTAAGTAGTATATCTGAAATTGATTGGGCACATAAAGGATATTATAAATTTAATATTAATGCTGGTTCAAATGACGGTGTACAGATAGAAAAGAAGTTTAAGAATAATGATACAAGTGTATCAAAAATACCAGTAATTGATATGTCAGGTGACTTTGATATGATTTTTCAATTTAAAACAACTAATGCTACAGATGGTCAAACATTATTTGATAATTATGATCATGCTACATTAAGTGGTGTAGGGTTAAAAATAGTCATAAACCCAACTAGTACTAACATAACTATTACCGCAGATGATGGAACAACTGAAACAATAATGGTTGCAGGTAGTATAACAACTAATGGTGTAGTAACGTTTGTAAGAATCTCAAGACAAGGGGGGGTATTCAATCTATATTTAGATGGGGTTGAAAAAACATTAACAAATAGTACTAATGCTGGTAATCTTAACTCTAATCAAAACATTCACTTTTTTAAAGAGTATAATGAAAGTACTAGTGCATACCTTGCTAGTACAGGTTGGTATGGTGTACCAATACAATTTAGATTTTATAACACTGTATTACTAGATGATGAAGTAAAAAAATTACGAATCAGTAAACCTGTAAACACTACAATGAAATTTGGTGGAAGAATTTGGAAGGTTGAAGATAAAGGGAGTACTAAAAAATTATCATGTAGTAGTTTTGCAAAAGAACTTTTAGGCACACATATAACCAGTAATACATTTGGTGGTACTCCTTTAGATACTAATATTGGAAGTGTGTCTCCAGGAGCAAGATCGTATAATAGATATTATCAATCAGGTGCAAATGTAAATACTAGACCACAAATGGAGGATATACTTACAGATATATTAAAATATGTTGATGGTGGTGTTTATACTTATTTTTCAAGAGATCCTAGTACTAGTTTTCAAGGTGACTTTTTTGCAGAAGGTTCACTTTTAGATATTATTAAAGTGATGATGATGGTTGATGGTGATGATCATATGTTTGTTGTTACACCTAGAAAGGTTTTATTTATTAGTCAGGAAACTGAAACTAACCAAGTTATAAGTAATCAAAATTATGATATTGTTGATTCAGGTAAAGATGATACAGGTACTACTAACTCAATGTTTACAACTGGTAGAAAAAAATTATATACACATTCAAAAGACTTTGGAACTTTAACTCACTCAGCACAATATACTTGGACTGCTTCACAATCTTGGACAGAAACAACAGGTTATACTCCAGTTGTTGAAAGAATAATTAAAGTTACTAGGGATGGAGTTGAAATATTTGCTGAATCTGATCAACTTTCTAATGCAGTATCTAGTTCATTTGGTTCTAATACATTTAGATTAAATGATGATAATACTGTTCAATTTTGGAATGAAGATGATACCAGTAACCATGCTTATGTGATGATATATGAATACACATATACATATAGAAAAGCTGACTTTGCAACTTTTGGTGGTAGTTCTTTACAATGGTCAACAACACAACATAAACAAGATTCAACTTCTATTACAACTAATGGTGTATATCATAGGAATTTTCATGTTCCACAACTTGCAAGTGGATTTGATATTGCAACATTTAATACTAATTATATTGCTGATTTTAAAGATATAAATACAAGAGAAAGAGCAATTACATCAAGTTTAGTAAATAGTCTAACAGTTGGTCAAAAAGTTAGGTATACTGATAGTACAGGTACAACAGATAAAGTTGTAAGATCAATAGAATATTCATATCCTCAAACTCTTACAGTCATAGAGTTAGGTGAATATATGTTCAGTGGGTTTGATGTTGAAAAACAGACTATTGACTCATTAAGATCATTGGATTCATCTGTATCTATTACCAAGTACTAGATAATAATCTTTATATACTTAATTACAATATGTTAGATATGTTCTGGAGCAAAACCCCACAAACTAATACAATTAATCCTAAATTAAATATCTGTGTTGTAAAGACCGATGAAAACGGTAATAAGACATGGCTATATGGTAAAAATCAAGTAACAGATGACGGTGATATTTACTATGCTACTAGAGCAGGAATAGATCCATCATTAACAACACTACCAGATCCTAACTTTTGGACAGCAGCATGTGTCCTTCAAAACCCAGGAACAGCTTCAACCCCAGCTCCAGATACTATTGTAAAAGGTGAAGATTATGGTGATGTTACTACCCCAATAGTTACAAGTGGAGCAGTACAAGACTGTGTTGCTGGATTTCCAAAAGTAAATGATGTAACTTCAGAGAATACTGGTAAAGACGTAGATGCAATAACATATAAATTTGCATGGACTACAGCACAAATTAATACAAGTTCAGGAGCAGCAATTACTGGTGGATGTATTATCGATACTGCTGATGCATCAGGTGACAGTGTTACAGCAGGTAGTAAAATTTTGACTCATTGGAACTTTGTAAGTCCATCTAATTTCCATAAAACAAATACTGATACTTTGACACTCTATGTTAATCACACGATGAGTGGTCAAGCATAATGAGTATTAAAAATTTATTTCGCTTATTAGATAGAATTAATCTGAGAGAAACAGGCAGTACTGGTCTTGATACCAAAATATTGTTTGAAGAATCTACTCCATTTATTCTAAAGAGTTCTACTGGCAAATCAGTAACTGGACGGTAACACATGGCACGAAAGGGCTATGGTCGTAATAGTACACTAGTAAACACAACAACCCACGCAGATGATGGGACTTCTCCAGTTGGTTCTGATGAATGGAATGAGAATCCAAAGACAGATGGTATATTCGGATTAACAAAAAGTGCTCAAGCAATAGCATCTAATGACATTGATATTACAGATTCATATGTTGAAGTAACAAATACAGGAGATATTTACACATTATCAGCAGTAACAACTTCATTACCATCAACTAATTATGCTAGTGATTCAGCTTCTTCTATCTCAGAAGGAGATTTAATATACGTTGTAAAAGCTGCTGGATTAGGAATAGTTAACCTTAAACATCAAAACGGTGGTGCAGGTGCAGGTAAAATCACCACATTAACAGCAGGAGATAAAGCCCTAAGTGCAACAGTACCAACAATATTAATGGCTAGAACTATCGGTGCAGTATTAGAATGGGTAGAATACGGTGGAGGTGCAGTAGCAGATTCATCAATCACATCAACAAAAATTGCAAACGATACAATACTAAATGAAGATATTAACTCATCAGCAAACATAGCACTTTCAAAATTAGCCTCAGATCCACTAGCAAGAGCAGGTCATACAGGTACTCAAGCAGCAAGTACAGTTGTTGATTTCGATACAGAAGTTGCAAATAATACTGCTGTAACAGCAAATACCACTTTACTAGGTGCAACAGCAGGTACAGTAACAGCATCAAAAGCACTCATTGTAGATGCAAGTAAAGATCTTACTGGTATTAACGATTTAACAATAGCAGGTGATTTAACAGTAAACGGAACTACAACAACAATTAATTCTACAACATTAACAGTTGATGATAAAAATATTGAAATGGGATCAGTTGCATCTCCAACAGATACAACAGCAGATGGTGGTGGTATCACATTAAAAGGTGCAACAGATAAAACCATTAACTGGATAAATGCAACCGATTCATGGACATTTAATCAAGCAGTAGATGTAAGTGGAAATAATGTAGATAATGTTCAAAACCTAATTCATGATTTTTCAACTGCAACAACAACATTAGACTTTGCAGGAGATGAATTACAAGAGATAACTATATCAGCTGATACAACATTTGCAGCATCATCAAATATAGCAATAGGTAGGAGTAAAACAGTAATAATTACAACTGATGCTACAATAAGAACTTTAACATTCCCAGCAGGTTGGATATTCATTGGAGCAAAACCATCAGATCAAGCAGCCAGTAAAATAGGAATATTAACATTAACCTGTAGAACTGGTATAGAAAGTGGAGTGATTGCTTCATACGGAGTACAAGAATGACCATTCAAAATATATACAATATTGGTTGGATGTCAAGTCTAGCACAAGATTCACTTTTACAAACATTCTTTAATGAATTATATGAGTTAGAAACTACAACAGATGACTATCTTCAAGAAGATGGAACCAAATTTGTTCCTGAAAACAGTACAACTGGAGAAGGTATATTACTCAAATCAGATGGAGGTAAATTACTCTTATCCTAAACTTTATTAGGATGAGATAATTAATTTAATCATGGCAGACACTAAAATTACAGATTTATCAGCAATAGCCGCAGTAGCAGGTGAGGATTTAGTAGCAATAGTTGATGATCCTTCTGTATCACCTGCAAGTAAAAAAGCAACTGTAACTCAAATTGCAACTTTTCTTAATAATTCACCTACCCTAGTAACACCAGCATTGGGAACTCCTGCAAGTGGAGTAGCAACAAATATAACAGGATTGCCACAAGCAGGTGTAATTTCACTTACAGATGATCTAACTTCAATGAAAAATTCTGTAGAGGGTGACTTGTATGCAAAAACATGGACAACAAGAACATCTGCACAAGATAATGGTTGGAGAAGTATAGCATGGGCTAATTCATTAGGATTATTTTGTGCTCTTTCTTGGGATGGATCACAAAGAGTTATGACTTCACCAGATGGTATTAACTGGACTAGTAGAAATGCATCACAAGCTAATAATTGGAAGGCTATAACATGGTCAGAAGATTTAACATTGTTCTGTGCTGTATCTGAAAACGGTACTGACAGAGTTATGACTTCACCTGACGGTATTAACTGGACTAGTAGAAGTGCATCAACAGCTAATTCGTGGCAATCTATTACATGGTCATCATCATTAACTCTATTTTGTGCGGTATCTACTGATGGTACTAACAATCAAGTTATGACTTCACCAGATGGAACTAACTGGACTACTAGAACTACTAGTGGTTCTTCAAACTATTGGGGTGATATAACATGGTCAGAAGATTTAACATTATTTTGTGTTGTAGGTCAAAGTTCCACCAAAATAATGACATCACCAGATGGAATAAATTGGACAAATAGAACTTCACCAATTTCTTCAGCATTACAAAGTGTTACATGGTCATCATCATTAACTCTATTTTGTGCGGTATCTAATAGTGGAAGTGATAGAGTAATAACATCCCCAGATGGAACAACTTGGACATCTAGAACAGTTCCTACTCAGTCTTGGTTAACTGTAACATGGGCACCTGAAATATCATTATTTTGTGCTTTAAGTGATACTGGAATAATGACTTCACCTGACGGTATTAACTGGACAACTAGAACAACTGCCAACGCTGTAACTTGGTACGAAATAGTATGGTCACCAGAATTGTATATGTTCTGTGCTATATCTTCATCAGGTACAGGAAATAGAGTTATGACATCAACATATTCAGATATATTAAATTCAAAAGCAACTCTTGGAGCAAATACTTTTACAGGAACAACCACAACAGCCTCATTAGATGTAGCAGGTAATAATATTGATAATATTCAAAACTTAATACATGATACTTCAAGTGGATCTCTTACTATTGATTTTGCAGAAGATCAACTCCAAACATTAACAATAACTAATCATTCCACATTCGCTACACCATCTAATAAAGCAGCAGGTAAATCTAAAACATACAAACTATACAATTCATCTGGTTCATCTACATATACTTTAGCATTCCCATCATGGAAATTTGTTGGAGCAAAACCTACTGATATAGCTCCAAGTAAAACAGCAATACTTACATTAACCTGTTTTGGTTCAGCAGATACAGATATTGTAGCCGCATACGCAGTAGAGGCATGACCTTATGTCGCATAGAGATAGTATAATAAAAAAGAATAAAGAATTATCCAAACCAATGGATATATTTAATATAGGATTTGTTGGAGCCGCAGGTGGGGGTAAACCAGATCAAGTTACAGGTGTAGGAGTAACACCAGAGTCTTCAACTGAATTAACAGTTACTTGGAACGCATTAGATGCAACACCAGCAGTGAGTGGTTATCTTGTAGAAAGAAGTCCAAATGGTTCAAGTTCATGGACTACTGTAGCATCAAGTAATAGTACAACAAGTTTTGGTGATTCAGGTTTATCAGTTTATACTTTATATTATTATAGAGTTTCTGCAATAAATTCTATAGGTACAGGAGATGTATCATCAGTTATAAACGCAAGAACTCTCGGAACTACACCATCACAGGTTACTGGATTGGCACTAACTGATAATAAACCAAATGTTGGAATTGTTTGGAATACCGCATCTGGAATACCAAGCGTGACATATACTTTGGAACATTCCCTATCTAGTTCATTTTCATCAGGAATTACAACAAAGACATCAGGTGGAACAGGTACGTCATATACCGATTCAAACGTTACACAAGATGTAAATCACTACTATCGTGTAAAAGCAGTAAATACTTTCGCATCTGGTTCATATTCAACAACCGCAACTATACTTATTGTTGCCTCTACTATTGCAACAACAGGTGCTACATTCTCTCAATCAGGTGGATATGATTATTATAAATGGACTTCGACTTCAGGTGGAACTGTTAATTCGGTTGGTTATCAAGTCCAAGTATTCCTAGTAGGTGGTGGCGGAGGACATGGGGCACATTCAAGTGGTGGAGGGGGAGCAGGAGGAATATTAATAACAAATTCATTCACACCGTCAACTGGTACATTAAATGTAGTTGTAGGTTCAGGTGGTGCTGGTTCTGATAATGGTTCAGCAAATGGTACAAATTCATCATTTGACGGTAATGTTGCAGGGTATGGTGGCGGAGGCGGTGGAAGAACCATTGCTACTAGGAATGGAAAAAGTGGAGCTCATGGTGGAGGAGGAGCTGGTGGATCAGCAGATGCTGGTGGAGGAGGAGGATCTGGTGGATCTGTTTTAAAATCAGGTGTAACTGCATATGCAACACATGGATCAAGATCAGGAGGAAGTGGAGTTGGACATCATGGTGGAGGAGGAGGAGGAGGATCTTCAGCAAATGGTACATCTGGAATCTTCGATGGTGGTGCTAATAATAATCTTTTCACTAGTGGAGATGGAGGTTCAGGAACAAGTATAAGTTGGGGAACAGTTTCAGGAACTTATAGTACAGGTGGTCAAGGTGGAGCTCATCTAACACAGTCAAACACTGGTACGGTTGGTGCTGGTGGTGCTAATACAGGACATGGAGCAGGTAATGGAAGTAGTTGGAGTGGTACTAATTCAAGTGGTGGTACTGGATATGCAGTAATTAGGCATGTAACGTAGTATTTATTAATAACATATTTACAATATAACTGTAGAGGAAATTGAGAGTAAATAATATTGTAATTGTAGGTGGAGGCACAGCAGGATGGATGACAGCCACAACATTTGTTAGACTATTTCCTAAAAAGAAAGTCACATTAATTGAATCACCAGATATAAAAACAGTTGGTGTAGGTGAATCAACAATAGTTCAATTTAGACAATGGTTATCTTTAGTTAAAATCAAAGATGAAGATTTTATGAAAGAATGTGATGCTTCCTATAAATTTACAATACGATTCACAAATTTTAATAAAATGGACTCAGGCAGAGTAGAATATCCATTTAGTCAACCTGAACCGATAGATGATAATAGGTTAAATCTATGGTATTTTAAAAAGTTAATTGAACCTAAAACACCAAACACAGATTATGCAGATTCATATTATCCAATAATGTCTATGGTAAATAATAACAAAGTGTATAAAGGTAAGGAGTTAGGTAATTTTGATTTTAAAAGGGATACAGCATTTCATTTTGATGCAACAAAGTTTGCTTTATGGTTAAGAGATAATATCTGTCTACCAAAAGTTACTCATATTAAATCAAATGTAAAGGATATAAAAATTAATGATGAAGGTATAGATTCTTTAACATTAGATAATGGTGATGTTATTACAGGAGATTTATTCATAGATTGTACAGGATTTAAATCTCTACTACTTGAACAAACAATGAAAGAACCGTTCATATCATATAATGATATTATACCTAACAATAAGGCATGGGCAACACATGTTGAATATACAGATAAGAAAAAACAACTTGAAGGTGTTACAAATGCAACTGCATTAAAAAATGGGTGGGTATGGAATATTCCTTTATGGAGTAAAATAGGTACTGGATATGTATATTCTGACAAATATACAACAGATGAAAAGGCATTAGTGGAACTTAAGAAACATCTAAAGAAACAAAAGTTTGACATCACTAAATGTAAATTCACTAACATTAAAATGAAAATAGGTATTCATCATAAACTCTTTGTAAAGAATGTTGTAGCAATAGGATTATCAGCAGGGTTCATTGAACCACTTGAAAGTAATGGATTATACACAGTTCATGAATTCTTATCATATCTAACAAGAATGTTTGAAAGAGATAACATATCACAGTGGGATAGAGATGTGTATAATTATGCTTGTAGAAATACATTCCATAACTGGGCAGAATTTGTTAGTATGCACTATGCTTTAGGTGAAAGAGATGATACTCCATACTGGAAAGATAATCTCAATAGAAATTATGATGAGGGAATTTATGATTTATCACCTACACAACATCATGGATTTAGGGAACATATTAAATCAAAAATATATGATTTCAGATATAATGAAGAAGTGGGAATTAATTGTATAAGTGCAGGATATGGATATTTTCCTCTAAGTGATAATACTTTAAGATATGGTAATAAGGTAGAAGAATTTGATTATACTTCATTTTTACTACCAATAAAACAGATGGATGACCGTAAAAAGGCTTGGAATGATGTGGTAAAAGATTCACCAAGTTTATATGAGTATCTAAAAAAGGAGATATATAATGAATTATAATAAACAATGTCCATGTTGTAACTGGAAGTTTTATGTATCAGAAACATATGATAAACATGCTGTATGTGTGAAATGTGGTAGTATTTTTAAATGATAATCTTTATATCTAATAGGGGCTAAATTTATATAATGGCTAATACCAAAATAGAGAATTTAGGAGAGTTAACTAGCCCTATATCTACTGATATTATACCAATAGTAGACGATCCAGCAGTCACACCAATCACAAAAAAAGTTACAATAGCAAATTTATTAGCAGTATCACATACCCAACCACAATCAGATATCACTAATCTTACAACAGACCTAGCATTAAAAGCACCATTAACTAGTCCTACATTCGTAACACCTGTATTAGGAACACCAGCCGCAGGAAGTATTTTAACTAACGCTACAGGATTACCAGCAACTACAGGACTTACAGCAACAGGTACTAAAGATGCAACTACATTCCTTAGAGGAGATAATACTTGGGCAGTTGTAGATGCTAGTCCACTTACAACAGAAGGTGACGTTTACATTTATACAGGTTCAGCAAATGCTAGATTAGCAAGAGGAACTGCAAATCAAGTCTTAACAACAAATGCTGGTGCAACTGCTATTTCATGGGCAGATGCAGCAGGTGGTGGAATGGATCCAGAAATTGCTTCTACTGTTCAAATAGTTAGTTATACTCCAACAGCTGCAACACAAAATGCAACTGGATATATGTTTACAAGAAAAATAGATGCCAATAATGATGGTCTATATATCACATTATGGAAAAACGGTGCTTCACAGGTAGTGCAGATTGCATAGGTGGAATGATTGACTGATGGCTATTACATATCACGCAGGTAGAAGGATTCAAGGGTTAGCTGCAACAGGATTTAATTTAACAGGATTAAAAGCATATTGGAAAATGAATGAAGCAAGTGGAAATCTTATCAATCAGGCTACTACTGTGGGTTCAACTGATTCATTAGGAACTGCCGCAGATTCAACTACAGTAGCAAACTTAACTTATTCACAAACTGGAAAAGTTGGTAATGCAATTTCATGGAACGGAACAACAAGTTCAAGTTATGCAGAAGTTGGAACTTCATCACTTTATGATTTTATGCATAGTGCAACTGCAATATGGAGTTTTAACTTTTGGTATAAAAAAACAGCAGGTAGCACTTCATTTAGGACAATATTAGCAAATAATGCAGGTGGAGCTGGAGCAACTGGAACTAGAATAGCATTTTACAATGGTTCATTTTATCAAAATATTATCATTTCAAATGCAGTTAGTATAATTACAGATACAAGTACAGCAGTTCCAAATGATACTAATTGGCACATGATAACTATGACAGTAGATTTAACTTTAGGGAGTAATGATTATAATTGTTATGTTGATGGCGTATTAGAAACCACAGTTAGTCAAGGAGCTGCTGGAACTGCTAATAATGCACAAAGAACAATGAGAATAGGAGATGATGGTGGTGGAGATGGAAACCATTATGGTCTTTTAGATGAAATGTCTATTTGGAGTAGAGTATTAACATCAGCAGAAATCACATCATTATACAATACAGGAAGTGGGAAAGAAGTTACAGAACTTACATCTAAACCAACTAACGTACAAGTAGGAAGTAGATTTGAAGAAACTGATACTAGAAAGATGTATCATAGAGATGATATTGACTTTAAAGAAGAAGGTGGAGTAGAAGCAACAAACTACAGATCAGCATCATGGTATGAACAACTCTCAGGAGAGACTCCATAATGGCTTACAAACAGCATTTCATAGAGTGGTTCAGTGGTAAGCAACTTCCTAGCTATTGGACAATGTCAGAAACAGAAGGAACAGCAACTAT